TATTGTATCTTCCTTATTATTATTTGGATCTGAATCATTAAATTTTTCATAATTATTTTTATTAAATTTGTTTGGTTTTGAAATATTAAAATTATTACCTTTATCCAAGTTTTCTATTTTATTAAATATCTTATTACTTATGGCAGCAGCAATATTATCAATATTATTAATATTATCCTTGTCCATATCAATATGATTAATATCATTTATTTTTATTTTGTCCATATTAAATTTAGGTTCTGTTAAATTATTAGCTGTTCCATTATTCTTAATATTAAGACTAATTTCATCTATTCTATCCTCCAATTTGTTAATTTTTATATTTAAATTTTTTATCATTGATTTGATATCATTAAAATTATCATTATTATACTTAATAGATTGGACAGATTCTTGTGAATTTTTACTCAAATCTAAATCAATTATTCCATTATTTTTTGAATTATTTGCTTTTTTATTAATTTTAAATAAATATGCTTCACCTGTATCAATATTTATAATTTTAAAAAAAGGAGAATCAAAATTTTCCAATAATTTTAGATCATTAAAACATTTTCTTGCACCTTTATTAAGAGAATTGCTTTGATATATTTTCGTACCCTTTACAGGATAAACTAATTGATATTTATTTTGTTTCTTATAAGACAACATTCTGTAATATAATAGTAAGATAAAATCAAAAATATAAGTAAATAAAATTGAAAAAAAAATACTCTAATTAAAGAATAATTATATTCATAATATATAAATGAAATCAAACAATGATAAAATATGTAAACCAATAGAATTTCAAATTATTGATTGGCGTTCTTATAGTGCCGAAAATGAAAACGGTGAGAAGAATTATACAATCAGGATATTTGGCAGAACACGTGAAAACGAAACAATACATGTAAAAGTTAATAACTTTCAACCTCATTTCTATGTCGAGATTCCAAGTGAATGGAAAATTGAGCATATACGTTACATGATTCAATATGTTAGAAATAAAGTTAAACCTCAAGAAAATGTAAATGGATTGGTTGATAATAACTTGTTGATACCAAAAAAGAAACACAGATTTTGGGGTTTTACGAATCATAAAGAATTCCCATTTTTGAAATTAAGATTTAGTGATTATTCATCAATGAAATCATATGAAAATGTTTTTCTAAAACCAATGAGAATTTTTAGAATTAGTCAACAACCTTTTATGTTACAGGTTTATGAATCAAATATTGATCCTATAATTAGATGTATGCATAGAAGAAACCTTAATTCAGTTGGGTGGGTTAGATTAACCAATTACAAAAATATTCCTCCAATCGACGATGTAGAAGAAACACTAGCAGAAATCAATGTTTCAACCAGATGGGATAAATTAAATAGGCTCGAAAACAATATGATCACAAAACTCAAAATTGCTAGTTTCGATATTGAATGTACAAGTGAAGATGGAAAATTTCCTCAGGCTTGTAGAGATGGTGATAAAATAATTCAAATTGGAACCACTTTTTCGTATTATGGTGATAGTGATTGTTATTATTTACACATTATAACATTAGGATCTTGTGATTCTCTTAAAGGATACGGTATTGATGTCGAAAGTTATGAAACAGAAGAAGAAGTATTACTGGCATGGACAAGGTTATTACAAAAACATGATCCAGACATTATAACAGGTTATAACATATTAGATTTTGATATGAAATATATGTATGATAGAAGTAAAAAATTGGGTATTGATCTAACATTTCTCAAATTATCACGTGTTAATGGTGAAATCTGTCAATTTTTAGAAAAAAAGTTAAATTCATCAGCATTAGGACAAAATACTCTAAAATATTTCGATATGACTGGAAGAATTATTATAGATTTGATGAAAGTTGTTTGTAGAGAACATAAATTAGAGACTTATAAACTAGGTTATGTCGCATCGTATTTTATAAAGGAAATTATTGAAGAACTGATAAATGAGAATGGTAATCGCACAATTATCAAAACTAAAAGCACATTTGGACTTAAGAAAGATCACTATATAACTGTTTATTACACGGATGGAATTTCTATAGACAAACATATGGATGGAAAAAAATTTAAAGTTATTGAATTAACACATAATACAATCACAATTGATGGATGTATTGATATTAGTATTATGAATAAGGGATATAAAGTATCATGGTGCCAAACAAAAGATGATATTGAGGCGCAAGATATTTTTAGACTACAAAAAGGTACCAGTGCTGATAGAGCTCTAGTTGCCAAATATTGTATTGCTGAAGGAACACCAATATGTCTTAATAATAAAAGTGTTCCGATTGAAACTTTAAATGATTGTAATAATAAAGTTATTTCATGGAATAAAGAAAAAAATGGATTAGTAAAATCGGATCAATTGAAATTTTTTAATAATGGGAATAAAAAATGTGTAGAATTAACATTTGAAGATGGAACTAAATTAACATGTACAAATGATCATGAAATATTAACATCTGATAATAAATGGATTAAAGCAAAAGATTTGATAATTAATAAAACACGAGTTAAAAAAGGATTCACATATCCGACATGTAATATACAAGAGGAAATAAATAAATATTCTAATTGGAAATTTAATGATTATACATTAACAGATAAAGCGAATTATGAAAAAACTATGGCATACATGAGGATTTTAGGATTAGTTTTAACTAATGGTACTATAACAAAAGATAGAGCAAACGTTTATTTAGGCCATAAACTTGATGTCGAAAGTGTAACCGATGATTTAGAATTACTTACTGGTAAGAGAGTATATTGTATAAAACAGAAATATACATATGCAATAACAATCCCAAGAATAATTTCAAAAGCATATTTGAAAATACCTGGAATAACTGTGGGTTCAAGAATTGATCAAGCTGCAACATTACCTGAATTTATATTAAAAGAAGATTGCCCTCTTCCTGTAATACGTGAATTTCTTGCGGGATTATTTGGTGGAGATGGGCATGTTCCTTCATTAAAAAAAAAATCTAACAATTTTTCGCATTTATGTTTTTCTCAAACAAAATCAATTAATCATCTTGACTCATTAAAATTATTCATGAATAATTTATCCAAATTGTTGAACAAATTTGGTATCAAGACACATATGAAAAATCTTGTAGACGTAAAAACATCAAAAAATAATATACATAAGTCTTTATTAATGGTTATTCCGATGAAATATATTAATTTATTTGAGGAAAAAATTGGATTTAGGCATTGTGCACATAAAAGTACGAGATTAGCAATCGTATCATCCTATTATAAATTAAGACGAAAAGTACACGAACAATTCAATTGGATTGTTAATAGATCAATTGAACTTGCCAAATCAAAAAATATTTCAAAAAAAGAAGCCATAAAAAAAGCACATGATGAACTAAAAAATAATGATGTCATATATAATAATTATTATTCTTTACCAACATATGAAACTATGAAGGAAAGATTAAACAATAATAATAATATTGAATCGAACGAAATAAATATGAAAAAAAAATATTTTCCATCAGCTAAAAATTATTTGATAAATATTGGTGCTTTAAAATGTTTCATAGATGTTGAAAATAATAAAAAAAAACACAAACAATATGCTATAAATTATGATGCATATATAACATTTAATTTAAAAATTATTGGCAGAAAAAATGTTGGAATTAAAAGGGTATATGATCTTGAGATTGATAAAAATCATTCATATTTAGCAAACGCATTTATAGTTCACAATTGTATTCAGGATTGTGTTCTATGTAATAAATTAATGGCTAAATTACAAATTGTCAATAATAATGTTGGTATGGCTAATGTTTGTCATGTACCATTATCATATATTTTCATGAGAGGTCAAGGTGTAAAAATTTTTAGTTTGGTATCAAAAAAATGTAGAGAAGAAAATTATGTTATACCAAATTATAAAAAGAAATTTAAAACAGATGAAGAAAGAGAACAAGCTAAAAAAGATAGTAAAGATTTTTCTAAATTTATTGCAAGATTAAATAATTTAAATGATGGTGAAAAATTAGATGATCCAAATAATTCTGGCGATCCTAATGATGACTCTGGTTATGAAGGGGCTCTAGTAATAACACCAAAGAAACAAGATCTTTATTTAGAACCTGTTCCAGTTTTGGATTATTCAAGTCTTTATCCAAAATCAATGATTGAAAAGAATTTGTCACATGAATATTGTGTACTAAATGACAAATTATATGGTAATCTTCCCGGTTATAAATACAACATTCTTACTTATATTTCTGGTTCTATTAAGGTACCATATGATATCGAAAAACTCAAAGAAACTATGGAACTATATTCTTCTGATAAATTTATTATTGAAGAACAAGAAATAAAAAAAGAAAAACTTGATGTTGGAAAAATCGATCCATCTAAAATTATCATAAAACATGTTAAAGTTTACAAAAACAAATTAAAATATGGCGATGATAACTATGAAACTAAAGAAGAAAATGACACAATCTCGCATAGTAAATTTGGTGCTATTTATGATCATACTAATTTTATGAATTTCTACAAAAAGAATATCGAAGCAAAAAATCCTAATAGAGGTAATCTTGTTGCTGAAATCATTGTTGACAAAGCAAATATTACATTAACTAATTATGAAACGAGTAAATTTGCTGAAAAACTTGACGGATCAAAAGGTATTATTCCGAGAACACTAATGGAATTATTGGATGCGAGAAAAAAATATAAAAACGAAATGGAAAATGAAAAAGATAGTTTTAAGAAAGCAATTTTTGATGGATTGCAATTAGCATATAAAATAACTGCAAATTCTTTATATGGAAGTTGTGGTGCCATAACAAGTCCAATCTTTATGAAAGCAGTGGCTGCCTCAACAACTGCTGTTGGTAGAGAAAGGTTACAATATTCTAAATATTTTATTGAAAATATTTATGGATCTCTAATTAATTACTCTCTAACTGACAAAAACACATATTTGGAATATTGTCAGGAAGTTTTCAAAAAGTGTTCAGATGATAGATTTAATTGTCCAAAATTAGGTTGGGATTCTAAGGAAAAATTTATAGAATGTTTTTATAATAAAATGACAACAGTATTAAAAGGTAAAACAGTTAATCCAACAATCATATACGGGGATTCCATATTGGGTGACGAACCAGTAATACTTCGAGATCCAAATACAAAACATATTATAATATCTAGAATTGATAATATTGTGAATCTAAAAGGATCAACAAAATATTACGATTACTCCGAATTCAAAAGTTTTGATGATAACAGATTTCTTAAACAACAAGCAAATACTAAATATCAAGTTTGGACAGATAAAGGATGGTCAAAAATTAAAAGAGTAATTAGACACAATACAAATAAAAAAATCTATAGAATAATAACAAATTCTGGTATTTGTGATGTGACAGAAGATCATTCTTTACTTGATGTAAATGGTAACATATTAAAACCATTAGATTGTAAGATTAATATGGAATTATTACATAGCTTTCCACAATTAAATTTAACAATAGATTATTCAAATAAATATGATGTTAATATTTTTGAATCTAATAACAAATTGGAATGTATGAAATATTATTATTATTCCAAAGTAAATAATTTTGATATAATCATAAGTTCAAAATCCAATATTTATAAACTTGAAAGGACAAAATTAATCATTAAAGAAAAAATGAATAAAAATAAAATTAGAAATATTATTGAAGTCACAAAAGATGATCGATATAAATATGTATTTGATTTGGAAACCGAAAGTGGACATTTTAATGCAGGAATTGGTGAACTGACACTTAAAAATACTGATAGCGTGTTCATGACTTTGGGAATAAAAGATAATATAACCGGAGATATTGAGACAGATAGAAAAGCATTAGAAATCGCTATTCAACTTGGTATGTGGGCAAGTTATACAATTTGTACACTATTACCAAAACCACAAGCTCAAGAATATGAAAAAGTTTTGTGGCCATTAATGCTTTTATCTAAAAAAAGATATGTTGGAAATTTATATGAAAAAAATCCTAATAAATATTACCAAAAAAGTATGGGTATTGTATTAAAAAGAAGAGATAATGCTCAAATAGTCAAAATAGTATGTGGTGGAATTGTTGATCAAATTCTCAATAAACGTAGTCCAGCAGGAGCAATTAAATTTACAAAAAATATTTTAAAAGACATAATAAATGGTAAAGTTCCTTTTGAAAAATTTATAATGACAAAAACTCTAAAAGAAGGTTATAAGCATCCTGATCGTGTTGTCCATAATGTGTTAGCTAATCGAATTGGTATTCGTGATCCAGGAAAAAAACCATTACCAGGTGAACGTATGTCATATGCATTCATAGTTAATAAAGATAAAAAGGCATTACAAGGAGATAGAGTTGAAAGTATAGATTATATAAAAGAAAATAATTTAAAAATTGATTATTTATTTTACATAACAAACCAAATAATGAAACCAGCTATTCAGTTTTTACAAGTGATAGCAAAAAATCCAAATGCATTATTTGATAATGTTATCGAACAGGAAAAATCCCGAAGAAAAAATAAAAAAAGTTTTAACCATTATCTGAAAAATGATACAAAAAATAATCAAAGTTTTTTGGAAGAAAATAATAACTTGAATCAAACTAATTCAGAAAATGTTAATTATGACAATTATGATGATCAAGACAATTTTATTCAGAATAATTATCAAAATAATATCAATCAAAATTATTGTCCAAATAATGATTCAAATAACTCAAATAATTATAATGCATATGATTTTAATAATTCGAAAAATATCAATAATCAAAACAATCCTTTTGGATATATTGATAATTGTAATGGTCAGAATAATTTAGAGAATCAAAATAATTATAATCAAAATTGTAATAAGGATTATTTTAATCAAAATAGTCAAAATATAAATAATCAAAATTATTTTAATCAAGATTATTTTAATAAAAATTATAATCAAAACATAAATAATCAAAATTATAATCAAAATTATAATCAAAATTATAATCAAAATAATTTTAATCAAAATAATAAAA